AACACGATCTTCCTAAATATGAACAACCTGCTGCCTCGGCTGTGGGTTCAGGCAGGTCATCCATGTCTGCTCCGCAAAAGGCAGCATTCACATCGTATGCATATAATGCAGGACCTGGGGGAGTTAATAAATTTGTTAGAAATAATAAAATCCCAGAACTTGCACAACAAAAAGATTGGGGTGCGATTTCTACCGCTTTTAGAGAGCGCGGCGTAAAAACAGGCTCAGGTAAATTCTTACAAGGTCTAGCAAATCGCCGCAATGCAGAGTCACAATTAATGATGCAAGCAAGAGCTGGCGGTATGTTTAAAGGTCCAACCGGCGGTTACCCTATCGAGTTGCACGGTACTGAATTAGTAATTCCGGTTACTCCGGATTCGATTTTATCCAAGCTAGCTGAGGGAACAGTTGACTCATCAAAGATGACTGATAAAATTTTAGATACAGTTACCGGCATGTTAAATGGAGATTCCCCTGCTACCGAGGTTGATCAGTTCTTAGAATTAGATAATCAAATGAAAGGAATGCTTATTAGTAAAATCAATAAGATGCTAGATGTATTAGACGATAAACAAAGTACTTCTAAAAAGGTGTTTAGAAGCAAAGTAGCAAGTTAATATCTACTAAATATTAAGTCATATGGAATAATAAATGGATCCGGAATTACAACAACAGATTAATGACCAATTGAATGAGATGTCTGAATTACTCAGACAGCAAAATTCCTATATGGCTAATCAAGTTAAGATGATGAATTCAGTTTCCGCATCAATGACTAATCAGGCAACTGCTGCAAATAGCTCAGCTAAAGCCGGTAAAGATGCGGCAACTGCTACTGGAAATTCCACAAAGCTTTCTGAAATAACATCTAACGCTAACAAATTACAAGTCGAAGCAATGAATCGATTGTCCTCGTCATTTGAGACTGGTAAAAAATCACTACTTGGCTTTACTCAAGCAATGCTTGACGTTACTCCGGGTATGGCAAAGTATTCAGAGAGCATCAAGGGAGGAATTGATTCTGTAGGTAATTTTGCTGCTGGATTTGGTCCGTTGGGCGCAGCTTCATCGGGATTACTTAAAGTATTCTCGCAGTTAGTAACTGCATCTTTTAATTATGTCGATGCTATTGTTAAGGGCTACGATGATGTAGCTAAACTGGGCGGCGGTATAGGAACTACCGCAGAAGAAATTGCGCAGTTAGGGCAGCAAGCAGGACTCTCGTCTGGTACTCTAGAAATTTTTACAAAAAATGCCGGAAGTCTTGGTAGTAACATTAGGGCTTTAGGGGCCACTACATCGGATGGCGTTAAAAACTTCGGCAAATTCATTGCTGTCGGAGATCAAACTTTACAGCAATATAGAAAATTAGGATACTCACAAGAACAATTAGTAGAAGCACAGACCAAATACCTAGACCTACAAGCTAAGTCAGGTGCTGACTTAAGACGTAGCCCGGAACAACTACAGAAAGCTTCGTTGAAATACCTTGACAGTTTGAATGTTTTAGCTGAACTTACTGGTAACAGTGTTGAAGAACAACAGGCAGCACTTGATGCAGTATTAGCACAAGAAAACTTTAATGCCTACATTTTCAACATGGAACAAGAAAAGGCTAAAGCACTTAAAGAAGGCAATACTGCTGAAGCAGCACGTATCGAAAAAGTCATTGAAGCCAAGACTAATATGGCAAAGTTTGCTCAAGCAAACTTAGATGCTGAATCTGCAACTGCGGTTATGGAAAGTATCGCCACTAACGGAAAAACAATTTATACTGAAAACAATGCAAAATTGTTGATGAACGGTATTAAAATTGATGAGATGAATGATCAGACTAACCAAGGTATAGATCAGACTGCTAGGTTAGCCGGTGAAAATGCTAAAGCAGTTGAACGATTCCAAAAGAACTTTGGAGAAATGGGTTATGCTGCTGGTAAGTCCTCACGAGAACTACAAGAAACATTTGGGATAGGCAATAAAGCTCGTGCAGCCGCAGCAAAGTTTTCTGATTTGAAAACTGAAGAAGGTCAAAAGCAATGGTATAAAGAAAAAGCCCAACTTGAAGCAGAGCAAGAAGCCAAAAAAAATGAAACAGCTGGTGTAGTAGCGCAGCGCGCCGCAGTTGAATCAAATGAACGTGCCGCCAGACTTGCATTTGACCAGTTACTGAAACAGATGTCAGATATGCTAATGAATTTAGCATTAAAAATTATGCCCCATATCGTTACTGCTATCTCTTTTGTATCTAACAACTTTGATAAGATTGTTTCAGTGTCTAAGGGATTAGCAATTGCTATGGGTGCATTGGCAGCTGCCGCAGCCGTCGGTAAGATAGTTAATGTTTTCCGCGGATTAGGCGACTCGGTTAAAGGACTATTTGGTAAAAAAGAAGGTCCTGCGGGAAGTAGCTCAGACAATCCCATGTACGTTAAAACTGCTGGCGCTGCCGGCGCATTAGGAGATTTAGTCGGCGACAGTAGCGGCGGAGGCAAGGGCGGCGGCGGAGGTAAGGGCGGCGGCGCAATGGATAAGTTATCCTCAGCGTCATCTGCTGGTGGTAAATCTAGCGGCTTCTTAATGAGTGTAGTTCGAGCATTAGCATATGCAGGTCGTGCTGCACAATATATCGTACTTGGTGCAGGCGCAGTTGGCGCAGCCATTGCTCTGGTCGGCGCAGGCATAGCTGGCGCAACTTGGATTATAGGAGGAGCATTACCTAACTTAGCTAAAGGTCTCAAATCTTTTGACAAACTAGATGGTCCTAATCTGAAACAAGTTGGTATAGGTATGGCAGGACTAGGTGCTGGTATACTTGCAATGGGCGCAGGCAAAGTTGCAGGTGCTGTTGGCAACCTAATAAACTTCTTTGTAGATGGCGAAGACCCTATCGAAAAGGTGTCATCGCAGGTATTCAAACTACAAGAATTAGACATCGATAAGAAGAAGGTTGAAAATAATTCTGCGGCTCTAGTAGCGTTTTCTAAAGCAATGGCTTCTGCATCAGCAATAGGCGCAGCTGGTTCTATTGCAGGAGTTGCATCGGCAATGGCTGACGGTGTGTCATCATTCTTCTCGGATAAACCCCCTTTCCAAGACTTTGTTGACTTTTCACACTTAAACATCAATGCAAAGAAAACAAAAAATAATGCTGTAGCTTTCAAGTACTTCTCAGAAGCAATGGCAAGTTATGAAGGATTAGCAAGTCCAATCGGCGCGATTGGTACTGCTCTTGCCGAAGCAGCAGCTAAATTCTTTGGAGTAAAACCTCCGTTAGGACAGTTTGTAAGTTTCTCTCACCTTAATATTGACGCCAAGAAAACAAGCAGCAATGCTAAAGCATTTATTTCATTTGCTAATGCAATGGCTGAATACAAGGGCGGACCAGGTTTACTCGATACTGTAAGTTCATTAATCGGTAAAGGATTCAATGCATTATTCGATCAAGACGGTCCGGTTGAAGCATTTGCTAAATTCGCTGCTAAAGACTTTGGTCCTAAAGCAAAAGATAATGCAGAAGCATTTAAAAAATATGCCGAAGCCTCTGGCATGCTTAGCGGAAGCTCCCCCAGCGGAAGCTCCCCCAGCGGAAGCTCCCCCAGCGGAAGCTCCCCCAGCGGTAATGCCGGTAGCAATTCATCCGGAGGATTTGCCGGAGCAGTCCAATCTGGTATGGAAACTGGTGCATCCTTAGGAGCTGGAGCAGTAGGTGCAGTTGCAGGAGCCGGTAGTGCAATTATAACCGCAGTAACCGGCGGAAAATCAAGAAAAGGATTCATCGTTCACCACACTGCAGGTAGAGGAACTGCTGCACAGGTAATGCAAGTGTTCAAACAACGAAATCTTGGAACACAATATATTATTGACCGACAAGGGAAACTTTGGCGAGGAATACCACCCGGGGGCAGAGCCTCACATATGAAAAACGGTACTGGGGCAGGTAAGGGACTAAGCAATAGTAACACACAAGGGGTTGAAGTTATTGCAAAAGACGATAACGATATTCTACCAGTACAAGTCTCCGCTACTAAAAACCTTATTAACCAATTAGGATATGGTCGAAACGAAGTATTTGGTCACGGTGAAGTTAATGCACATAAAATGAGAACAGAAGGTAACACAATTACTCGTGCTGTTACTGGATTACCATTGAGATCGCCTCTTGGAGCAAGAGACGGCGGACTGTTTGACGGTCCAGGAAAAGCCCATCCTGCTGCCATGAAGATGATGGCTTCATTAGACACGCAATCTATTGTTATGAAATTAGCTAAAACATCAGCTAGTACCGCAGTTAACGACAAGAAAAAGGGAACTATGGATAAGAATGCAGCAGCTATGTATTCTCAGAATAGTCAACTCACCGTTGAACTCGCTAAAAAGTTAGATCAGGTTATCGATGCACTAGAAAGCGATAACTCAGTACAGACTAAGATATTAAAACATTCTAGGGCATAACGCTAAATACTAGACTGAGAGAATTACTAAATGTCATATAAAAAGAAATTTTTGAATAAGAGCGGGATGTCAAGCCCCATCTCCGGCATGAACAGCAATGCTGGTGCTTGGAACGGGCAAGACGGGTCAATGTCAGGTGGTTATAGTAACACCGATTTTGGCTACAAGAATTACATGTCAAGACTTCCAGAAGTCTATACCGGACATCCTAACAGAATTGAGCGTTACAATCAATATGAAATGATGGACGTTGATGCTGAAATCAACGCTTGTTTAGACATCATTGCAGAATTCTCTACACAACGTAACGAACACAATAAGACTCCATTCAGCTTTGAATTCAAAGATGATCCTACTCCTCATGAAGTAGAATTGTTAACTAAGCAGTTACAACAATGGTGTAAACTAAATGAATTTGATGTTAGAATGTTTAAGGTATTTCGTAACGTAATCAAGTACGGAGACCAAGCATTCGTTCGTGACCCAGAAAACTTCAAGTTATACTGGATTGACATGGTTAAGGTTATTAAAGTAATTGTTAACGAAAGTGAAGGCAAGAAGCCTGAACAATATGTTATCAAAGACATCAACATTAACCTACAGAATTTGAGTGTTGCACAAAAAACGAATACTGACTTTGCAGCTAATCCAGCAACTGGCTTAGGTGGTACCGGAGGCGGCGGCGCATCAGGTGGGTATACTACGCCTGCGATGCCGTATAATACTACTGGTTCACGGTTCACCTTAGGACAGAGTGAGGCTGCGGTAGATGCAAAACATATCGTTCACTTATCATTGACTGAAGGGCTTGACAGATTCTGGCCTTTCGGACAATCAATCCTAGAGAACATCTTTAAAGTATACAAGCAGAAAGAACTATTAGAAGACGCTGTTCTTATCTATCGTGTACAACGTGCTCCTGAACGTAGAATGTTTAAGATTGACGTTGGTAACATGCCAAGTCACATGGCTATGGCATTTGTTGAACGAGTGAAGAATGAAATTCACCAGCGCAGAATCCCTTCATTGTACGGCGGCTCTAGTGTAGTAGACGCTACATACAATCCACTCTCAATGAACGA